GATATTAAGGTTTCTTGCGCTAGAATGCCCGGAAGAAAGTGGGCCACGACTGAGGTTCGACCCCGAGGAAAGAGCTCTGCTCTCTCTAGTGACGCTGAGACCTCCCAAAAGTGGTCTGATGAAATTCCCGACGTGTCTAACATGTATGAGTGCAAGTCATATGACGAGCTTTCAAAGACTGTGAATGACTGGATAAACGGTGACATTGACGAGGATGATGAGGGGTCCTGGAGAGGAAATACCTCTGAAACGACAGAGACAGCCAGCACAACTTCAGACGAAAAAGAGACAGACAGTGAGACCCCACCATCACCAGGGTACAAGTCTCTAGATGATGCATTTGCCGATCTTGTTGATTAATCTGACGTGTGCTTAAGCACACCAAGATGAACATTTAAGATTCACAATGTATCATAAACATAGGGCAGGAGTGTATAATGGCAAGGAAAAACATTGAGTCAAACGGAGAAGGAGATTTTACTTCAGATCTTATCAGTGCTCTCAATAAGGAGCATGGGTCTAGAATTGCCTATAATTTAAGCAATGATCTTTCTCCCACACATGTAAAGNGGTGGATTTCAACNGGGTCTAAGCTTTTAGATTATGTGTGTTCAAACAGAGCTAACGGCGGGATTCCAGAGGGAAGAATTGTAGAAATTTTTGGACCTCCGTCAATTGGTAAGTCTCACATTGCAATCCAAATTGCAAGGTCAACTCAGGAGATGGGAGGAATTGTTGTCTATATAGACACTGAGAATGCTACATCTGTTGAAAACTTGGGACTTCTGGGTGTGGACATCAGCAAGAGGTTTGTCTATGTGGACACTCACTGTACTGAAGAAGTGCTTTCGATCGCAGAGTCTACAATTATGAAATCGAAGGCGATGAATAAGGATGTTCCTGTCACTATTGTTTGGGACTCTGTTGCAGCTTCCTCTCCAAAAGCAGAGCTTCTCGGGGATTACGACAAGGAGACCATTGGACTACAAGCTCGTGCTATATCTAAGGGAATGCGAAAGATTACAGGGGTGATTGCGAATCAAAATGTTCTATTTGTAATTCTTAATCAGATTCGAACTAAAATTGGTGTGATGTATGGAGATCCCACAACAACTCCCGGCGGAAAGGCAATTCCTTTTCACGCCACCACTCGGATCAAGCTGGGTGCAGGTCAACCCATTAAAGATGGAGATGATGTTATTGGAATTCATGTTTCTGCCAAGACGATCAAAAATAAGGTGGCTCCCCCGTTTAGGACAGTAAATTTTGAGATTCACTTTGGAAAAGGGATTCAAGAGCACGAGCAAACGTTTGATGTCCTGAGAAAACACGGTCCAGAGGTGATCGATGGAAAGGAGGTCTCTGTTTCTGGAACCGGATCGTGGAAGTGCTTAACTGTAACTGACACTCTGACTGGTGAGGTTCTCATTGAGAAAAAGTTTCACAAGCCAAAATTCGGGGAGATCATGACAGATCCTGAGTATTCTGGATACGTTGATTCTCTCTTAGAAAGGGTGATGGTTAAAAAATATAGCAATGAAGATCTAGACATAGATGTGGAATCCTATGAAGAGGTGAGATCAATATCCCTCGATATGGAAGATGAAATAGGTATAATCGGTGAATGATGAGCGTCCCGTTTTACTTATCGATGCATTAAATCTTTTTACGCGTCATTTTGTTGCTCACCCAGCAATGAGTGACCACGGACATCACGTGGGTGGCATCGTGGGGTTTTTAAATTCAATAAACAGGTGCGTAGATCTTATAGATCCTGAAAAGATAATAGTCGTGTGGGAAAGCGGGGGATCTTCTAAAAGAAGATCACAATTTTCAGAATATAAAACCCATAGAAAACCTCAGAAATTAAATCGATTTTATGAGGATGAAATTCCTAACACAGTTGAGAGTCAAAATGATCAAATTTCTGTAATAGTGGAATTATTAAAACACATGCCCATTTGTCAGATATATGTTCCTGACTGTGAGGCGGATGATGTTATTGGATATGTTTCAAAATATTTCTATGAGAATAAAAAAAAGGTGATCCTATCATCTGACAAGGACTTTTACCAGCTTCTAAATAAAAATACCATTATCTACTCTCCCACAAGTAAAAAATTTATTAACGCTAATGTTGTATGTGAAAAATTTGGAATACTAGCAGATAATTTCTGCCTAGTGAAGGCGATTTGTGGAGATCCCTCAGATAATATACCCGGGATAAAAGGTGCGGGATTTAAAACAGTTGCCAAAAGATTTCCCATGCTTAAGGCTAAAAAAGATGTCACGATAGAGGATATAATTGAGACAGCATCGATAAGATCCCAGGAAAAGAGAAGCCCTAAGATCTATAATGCAATATCCCAAAATGAAAAAATTATTAAAAGAAATTGGAAGCTAATGTATCTTGACACATTTTGTCTCTCTTCGTTTCAAATTGATCGAATTAGAGATACGCTTGATACTTTTCAGCCAAAAAGAAATAAAATGAACACTATGAGAACTTTAATCAGAGAGGGAATTAAAACTCTTAATATTGATCGTCTATTTCTCTCTCTCAGAAGGATAGTCTAGTGTCTGAAGACTTAGGGAGATTTATTCCACCTGACTCACCGCTTTGCTTCGGTCAGTACGGGAAGGATTTTCAGGAAAAAATCTTTCAGTGTCTTCTGACTGATAAAACCTGGTCATCTCAGATGGTGGAGGTGATGACTCCAGATTATTTTGAGTTGAAGTATCTACAGCACCTTTCCCTGAAGTATTTTTCATTTTATAGGAAATATAAGGAATTTCCAACATTTTCCACTTTAATAACTCTAATCAAGGAGTCACTAAAAGAAAGTCAGGATACGGTTCTTAGAAATCAAATTATTGATTTTTTACACCGTTCTAAATCTAATCCGGGACACGGCGATTTTGAATACGTTAAGGAAAAAACTCTTGACTTTTGCAAGAGACAAGCTTTTAAAGATGCCCTTGAGAGCGCGGTTGAGGATATAAATGATGGAAAATTTGAAAGTGTTGTTAACAGAATGAAGGAAGCGTGTTCCGCCGGAACTACAGCATCAATAGGTCATGACTTCTTTAGAGATACTGACGCTCGATTTTCTCAAATTAAAAGGATTACGTGTCCTACCGGGATAGCTGAGATCGATGATAGAGAAATTTTAAATGGTGGATTAGCTCGGGGGGAAATCGGAGTAATTACTGCAAACACTGGAGTGGGAAAATCTCACTTTCTTGTTGCAATGGGAGCTGAGGCCCTTAGGAGAGGAAAAAATGTAATTCACTATACTTTTGAACTCTCTGAGACTTCTGTGGGATTAAGATATGATTCTAATCTTTGCAAAATCCCGTGTAGCGATGTGATAGATAGAAAAAAAGATGTCATTGAAAGATATAAACGGCCAGATTTTGGCAGATTGATAATTAAAGAATATCCCACAGGATCAGCATCAATTTTGACTCTAAAAAGTCACATCGAGAAGCTTTTATTAAAATCTTTTTCTCCTGCTTTGATAATTATTGATTACGCAGATATTATGAGAGCAACTAGAAAATCTGAGCTCATGAGACATGAATTAAAGTTCATCTATGAGGAAATTAGAAATCTTGCAATGGATCTAAACATTCCAATATGGACAGCCTCTCAGGCTCATCGAGATTCTGCTAATTCGAGTATCGTAGGTCTTGAAAATATGTCAGAAGCATACGGTAAGGCCATGGTTGCAGATGTTGTCATTTCCCTATCTAGAAAACCATCAGAAAAGGCTTCAGGGTGCGGAAGGCTCTTTATTGCTAAAAATAGAGCCGGAAAGGATGGAATTTTATTTCCCGTCTTTATTGACACCTCGATGTCTACGATAACCATATCTGAAAATTCTGATGAGATGACCCTGAATCAGGCTTTAGAAAATGATGAAAATCATATGAAAGATTTGTTAAAATCAAAATGGAAAGAGATAAACAGCACCGCATAAATGGTGTAATAATGTGTAAGGCGTTAAAGAATGAGTGTAACATTTGAGCAAGCATTAAAGAATAGCATTGAATATTTTGAAGGAGATGAATTAGCTGCAAATGTTTTTATAACTAAATACGCATTGACGGATAAGAAGGGAGAAATTCACGAAAGCAATCCAGATGACATGCATCATAGGCTGGCAGCGGAGTTCGCTAGAGTTGAACAAAAGTATCCTAATCCCATGTCAGAATCAGAGATATATCAATTATTTAAAAATTTTAGATACGTTGTTCCGCAGGGCTCTCCAATGTCGGGAATCGGAAATCCCTACCAGGTTCAATCAATATCAAACTGTTTCGTTATAGAGTCTCCTTATGATTCCTATGGAGGGATTCTTAAGGCTGACCAGGAGCTTGTTCAAATTGCAAAGAGACGCGGTGGAGTGGGATTTGATCTCTCAACAATTCGCCCCAGAGGGACATCAACTGCAAATTGTGCTAGAACCACCGATGGAATTGAGGTTTTTATGGATCGATTTTCCAATTCGTGCAGAGAGGTGGCCCAAAATGGCCGAAGAGGAGCACTCATGCTCACCATCTCTGTTCATCATCCTCAAATTAGGGATTTTATTAAGATAAAGAGAAACCTCTCTAGGGTGACTGGAGCAAATATTAGTGTCAGACTATCAGATGAGTTTTTGACTGCGGTCGAAAAAAGGGAGGATTTTGAGCTGAGGTTTCCGGTTGATAGTAAAAGTCCAGATGTCTCAGAGATGGCTGATGCAGCTGATCTGTGGAATGACATAATTGAATGCGCTCATAGCTGTGCTGAACCAGGTCTTTTATTTTGGGATAGTGCAAAAAGGTTAACTCCCTCAGACATTTATGAGGAGGAGGGTTTTGGATCAACTTCTACCAATCCCTGCGGAGAGATTATTTTATCGCCGTATGACTCTTGCCGATTGATGGTGGTAAATTTATTATCATTTGTCAAGGAGCCCTTTACCGATTCTGCACATTTTGATTATCATGAATTTGGAAGGGTGGTGCAAAAAGCACAGCGACTAATGGATGATATGATTGATCTAGAGATTGAGCAGATTGAAAAAATTATTAAAAAAATTGAAGATGATCCCGAGCCATGTGAAGTTAAAAAAATAGAAAAGGATCTTTGGAGAAATATTGAAACCCAGGCTCATTTAGGGAGACGTACTGGTCTTGGTGTAACTGCGGTGGGTGATACTCTTGCTGCTCTTGGAATGAGATATGGGTCTGGAGATTCTATTCAAGCCGTAGAAAAATTTTATAAGGCCCTGGCCATTAACGCTTACAGATCCTCTTGTGTGATGGCGAAGGAAAGGGGAGCTTTCAATGCCCATAATCACGATAAGGAAAGGGGTCATGAATTCCTAGAGAGGATTTGGAATGCAGCTCCAGATGTCTACGAGATGAGTAAAAAATATGGAAGAAGAAATATAGCTCTAACCACTACAGCTCCGGCAGGGTCTGTCTCCACCTTAACACAGACAACGTCCGGGATTGAACCGGTTTATCGACTGATGTATACTCGTAGAAAAAAATTGACTGAGAATGAACCCAATGGACACATCGATTTTGTAGATGAGATTGGAGATAGATGGCAAGAATATGATGTCTATCACCACGGTTTCAAGAGATGGATGGATGTTACCGGAAAGACAAATCCTAAAAAGTCTGCCTACTGGAAAGCAACTTCAGATGATATCGACTGGGTTAATAAGGTAAAGGTTCAATCTGTGGCCCAGAAATGGGTATGTCATGCAATTTCTAACACAACTAATGTCCCTTCAGATACTACTACTGAAACAATCAAAAAAATATATCTGGAGGG